AAAATTCCCGCTGTTATCGGTGGAATGGCGAAAAATGGCGGTTGTCTGGGCGGTTGCGGGATTTCGCCCGATTCGGTGCGGGTTTTTTTGTCAAGTTTTTTGTCGGCTGGGATTGGTGCTGGGCATGCGTTGGCCCGGGCGGATTATGTATAGTCGGTTGCCGGGGGTGTTTGGGTTGTGTTGCTCGGGCTGGCGTTGCCGGGGTGGTTGGCGCGATGGGCTCGGCTGGGCGATGGTGCTGCGGTGGCTGGCGCGGGATTGTATTTTTTTGGCGCGCGCATCTCCGCAGGGAGGGGGGGTAGCCACGGTCTCTTTTCAGGTAGGTATCAGGAAAACTTGCGTAGGGGGTGTGCTGACGAATACGACGAACAAAGCGCTTGACTTTTGGTGGGGGTGTATGTTAATGTATATACAAAGGACGGAAAGACGATGGACGGCGAAAAATATTTTAATTGTGCTGTTGAGCTGACTGACAAACATCCTGGGGTTCAGTTTGCTGAGATGTTGACCCACGACAGTCGGGTTAGTCAGTTAGAGAGATTATATTTCCAAGACGATTGGCGAGATTTGCCTTTATATGGTTATAATACCTTCTGTTTGAAAATGGAAAACGAGGGGCAAAAAAGCTGGCTTGCGAAGATTAAGGAACTTGATAGTAATGTAATGCTCAGGCATCTGGAGAGCCAGTTGATGCAGGCTAGTCGCAACGGGCAGAGTCCGAATCGGGCTGTTTTGGAAGCGACGGTGAAGGCTCTGCAGGGCGTAAGTGCTGTAAGCAAGATAGCGACGGAGTCTGGTGTAGGCGGTGGGAGCTCGGTGATTGAGGTAAGATTCATACCTTCCCTGGATGAACCGGTTGAGGCAGACAAGCAATTGTCGGCGGATGAAAGCGAGGTGGTCGAGTAATGGATATAATCAGCGACTATCGCCCGATAATTCAGAATATAAAACACTACAAGTATCGATACCTGGTGTATTTGAGTGGGCGACTTGGGTTGGCGAAGTCCACGAATATTGCTAGGGCTTTGCTGACTATTGCTATGATGAAAAGGCTGAAAATCGCTTGTGTTCGTGAAACGCAGAACTCGATTAAAGACTCGGTCCACGCACAGTTGTCTGACGAGATAATAACGAATTCTCTGCCTTTTGAGATTTACAAAGAAAGTATCTACTGCCCGGCAACTGGCAGTGAAATTATTTTTAAGGGGTTGCGAGAGACCAACCAACATAATATACGTTCTATGGCTAATATAGATGTTGCGTTTATTGAAGAAGCCCAGGCTATATCGACGACATCTTGGGAATCGTTTGCCCCGACTATACGTAAGGCGGGGTCGTTTATTATTATTGCTGGAAATCCTGACGAAGAATCTGACGTGGTGTATCAGTTGTTTGGACCGGAGGCGCCCCGACGCCCCGACGTGTATTACTGCTATAAAGATTTTAGATATAACCCGTTCAAGTTGCCAAATGCGGTTTTGCAGGATATTGCTATGATGAAAGCGAACCGCCCTGATGACTATGAGCGAATATATCTTGGTAAATTGCGGACAGCGGTAGACTTGCCCGTGGTTCGTTCTTGGGACCCTGAAAAGAACATCGGGGTTGGCAAAGAAAGCAATACAATCTACTGGTCGCTTGATTTTAACGTCAATCCACAATGCTCGGTTATATGCCATTGGAACGGCGGGAATGATTTTTACTTTAGCGACGAGATTGTATTAGAAAATGTATCTACATATAGGGTTGCCGAAGAGTTTGTAAAGTTATATAAAAGAAAATACGATGGCAGACCTTTGGTAATAAATGGGGATGCTTCTGGTCGCAATAGGTCGTCTAACAGTGAATTTTCAAATTATGCTATTATTGAGCAGGTGCTTACAAAGGAACGGATACGGTTTGACTTCCAGGTTCCAAAGGCTAACACCAGTATCAGCAACAGGGTTAATAACTTTGATTGGCACGTTCGGGGGCTGGACGGGAAACCACATATATTGGTAAATCCAGAGTGTCGGCATTTGTGCCATTCGTGTAAGTTATTAAGTTATGATAAAAACGGCAATATTATTGAAGTGCCGGCTCGTCCTGGTATGAAAACAATAGACTATGCAAAGTCGCATATCTTTGATGCGGCATCATACTGTGTAATGGCAAACGATTGTGTTACAGAAGCGTTTGTTAAAATGCCCAAAAGTAATACTTTATCAATTAAAGAATCTTGGGAAAGAGCTTTACAAAGGGCTGCTTGTGGAGGAGTATATGTATGACGGAGAAGGAGATTGCTAAATGGCAGTATCTTACAAAGAAATATCCCGAAAGGGCTGGGCTGGCGTATGAAATATATTGCCGGCACAAAACAAAAGACGCCAATGTAACAACCTACTTTATGTGGGCTGGGAAGTTGGAAAACCAAACCGAACAGAGGTATCGCAAAGGGTTGCGAAAATTCTGTGAAAATGAAAGAACAAAAATGGAGATAAAAAATGGTTAGAAAATTAACCGATGAAGAAAGATGGCTGCCTGTTGTCGGTTATGAAGGGTTTTATATAGTGAGTTCTTTGGGCAGGGTAAGATTATTAGAGAGAAGTGGGTTTAGAAAAAATGGAAGATTTTTTTATGTGCATTCTAAAATAAAGAAACCGTATTTAACAAAATTTGGTTATTATAGACTGCGTATGGAAAAGAACAAACATTCTAAACACATATTTGTTCATCGTTTGGTAGCAGAGGCGTTTATACCAAATCCCGAAAACAAACCGCAAATAAATCATAAAAACGGGATACGAACAGATAATCGAGTCGAAAATTTAGAATGGGTAACAAGAAGTGAGAATATTATACACTCTTATAAGTTTTTAGGGCACAAAGCTACACAACTGTTTGGGAAAGATAATCCTATGTGCAAAATTGTGTTAAAAATAAAAGACGGGGTCGTTATACAGGAATTTTTTGGTGCCAAAGCGGCAGCAGAAAGCATAGGTGTACGTACTGATACAATTAGTAAAGTATGTGCAGGAAAATATAAAACTTGTAAAGGTTTTGTATGGAAATATAAAAACAAAAAGGAACAAAAATGGTAAAAAAACTTATAACTTTTTCATTCGCTCCAAATTCAATCGGTGGGTTTTGTTGTATATGTAATGGAGTGCAAACAACAAGAGAAAAACATTTTTCTGCTTGTATTCCAATGACAAAACACGCTTTTTTAGAAGCATTGGAAAACCGTATTAAATTCAACGAATTGTTGGGTATAGATATACGTGATGGTTGGCAAAACGCATTAAAAGACGCTATTGAACCGTTTATTACAATGACCGAAGACGCAGACCCTGCGGTGGTTGCAGATGCCGTAGCTAAGGCAGACATCAATATTCGTGGGGAAGAAGAAGTTGCGAAAGATGTTGAAGTTTTAGAAGTTGAAAACGAAAAATTGGTTGCCGAAGTTGAAAAAGAAGTAATAGAAGAAAAACCTGTAAAGAAAACACGTAAAACAACAAAAAAAGCACAGAAGGAAGTAGAAAATGACAATAGACGAGAAGAAGTTGTTGCAGATAGCGTCGAGAATGCCGGAAGTGAACCAGATTCTGGAGTATCTGCTGAAGGAACAAGCACCGCAGATAATGCATAGGGAAAACGAACAAGTATTTAAGGGTTTTATGATGGCATATTATGCCATCACAGAACTCCAAAACGTAACCACAACACAGGAGTAAAAAATGAACGATATCACAGAAGAAGAATTGCAGAAAGCAGTTGCTGGAGAAGAAACTAACACCTTGACGGGGTTGGCGGCGGATTTGCAGGCAGAATTTACTGAAGACGAAGAACCTAAAACAGAAACAGAACCTGCCCAGGAAGAAGTTGCAACTGACGAGCCGGCTAAGGAAGAGCCTGCTCAGGAAGAACCAAAACCCGATGAACAACCCGCTGAAGAGCAAGAACCTGTTGCCGAAGAAGAACAGCCAGCGCAGGAAGAGCCAAAACCAGAAGAGCCAAAGTTGATTTTGGGCAAGTTCAAATCGCAAGAAGATTTGGAAAAGGCATATCAAAACCTAGAAAGAAAGATGGGTGAAAAAGCCCAAGAAGTAAAAGAAGTTGCACAAGTTAAAAGTGATGACTTTGATAAAGCAGTAGATGCTAAAATCGCCGAAGAGTCTTGGAAAATTGTAGATAAGGCTTTTGATACAATCACAGACCCCGAACAAGCAAAAGAAGCCCAGTTTTTATTAATGAAATTTAAGAAAACTGCGAACCCCGACTATTTAGAAAAGGCTCGTGGTTACTTGGATGCTCGTGTTGACCGTCGATTAGAAGTCGACACAATGGATGTTGCTGCGAAAATTCGGCAGGAAGCCAATGCTCACCGTCAGGAAATCTTATTAAAGCCTTTGGCAGAAGAATTAGACAAAATGGCTGAAGAAGACCCTGAATTTATGAACGACGAGCAAAACCAAAATTTGATGGCGATGGCAATTAAGCTGAATCCAACCACGGTTGATGTTCGTATGGTTAAAAAACAAATCCAATCTTATGGCAAAAATCAGTATGAAAGGGGATATGAAGCGGCTAAAAAAGAATTTGCTAAGCAAGTAGAGAAAAAAGCCGTGTCTGTAAAGTCCACGACTCATATTGAAACACCAAAACCAAAAAAACCAATAGAATCAATGAGTATTCAAGACCAGTTAGAGGAAGAAATGAAGTCTTTGTTATCATAAGGACAGAAAAATGAGTAAAACATTAGAAATAATTTGCGGAATTGTTGTCTGGGGTTTTGTAATCTTTGTGATTTGTCTATTGTTTTCTGGTTGTTCTCGCAAAACGCCTGTTGAATCTGCATTTGGCGGGGTTCAGCAGGCTATTGCCGAGACTAAAGTTAGTTTGCCAGCCGAGTGTAAAACCAGCGAAGTGTTGGCAAAGTTTGACGAATTGGAAACTAAACGACAAATTGCAGAAAGTGTGTGCGAAGCTAAGATAAAAGACACCCAAATTAAGTGGGAAAGGACAATTTGGCTGATAATTTTAGTGGTCGGGGCATATTTTGCAAAATTTTTTATAAAAAAATAAAAAAAACATAAGTCGATTTGTTTATTATATAGTAAGAAGTGAAAAAAACCTGATTTGAGTTGGATAACCTTCGGGCCCGATAAAAACAGACAATTTTTGACACATTGAAAAAAACATAAACAATACAAATAAACGAAAAAAGGATAAATAATGTCTAATAATGCATTTTTGAACGGCGTTGCCCCGTACAACGCAGTTAGCGAAAAATGGTCAAAAGTTCTGTTAAAGAATTTATCCTTGGTTGGTGTGTATAAACACATCGCCGTTGACCACTCTTCTGAATTGTCAGATAACTCTGATGCGATTCATTTACGTATGGTAAACGATTCTTCTGTTACCGTTGCCAATTACTACACTCGTAGTGCAACTCCTGGCACAGCTGGTACTGAAGGCACAATTACTTACGGCACAGCCGCTGTCGATGATTATGTATTGCAATTGACAGAAACTCCATCTACTGCAGTTAGCTTTGAAGATTATGCTTTGAAAACTGCTGATGTTTCTTTCCAAGCGAAGATTATCGAACGTGGTTTGTATGCTTTGTCGAAATACATTGACACGTTTGTTATGAGCACAATCACTGCTGCTGCTGGAACAACGCTGACTGCGTTCAATGCTACGACTGCTGCTGCGGGCGATGTCTATGACTTGTTGTTGCAAGCCGCTGCTGTTTTGAAAAAAGCTGGTGCAACTCCAGTGTCGAACGTTTCTGACTTGGCGGGCGACCGTGGATTGAAAGAAGTTGGTTATGTCTGTGTTAACCCAGATGTAATGCGCTTTATCTTGAAAGAACCAGCATTTGTGAAAGTCGATATGACCGATAAGAATGCTTTGTGGAAAGATGGTGTTGTTCGTGGAACAATCGCAGGTTTGGTGGTGTTAGAATCCTCAAACTTGGAAACAAATGCTTCCAACGTCTGCACAATCTTCGCTGGAATCAAATCAGCGGCTCACTTTGCTATTAAGAAAATCAGTGACCGTATGATTCCTGCACAAAACAACTTCCAAATGTTGTGGTCTGTTTTGACAAGCTGTGGTTGTGTGGTTTCTCACCCGAACGCGATTGTCAAATGTGCAGTTACAGTTGCTTAATAACTGTTGTGGTTGGTGGGGGTACCGTTCGCCCCCACCCCAAATACAAATAAGAGTAAAAATATGATAGTTTGCGATTACGAATTAGGCGAAGTAAAGAAAAGAGAATTAACATCAGACGAAAAGAAAGATGTCTGTGATTATGTTGTTTCTCGCTGGAATGCTTGGAGCAAGCCAGTTGAGTCTTTACAAGATAACACACGAGTTATTCGTGACCGTGCCACTCCAACAATTTGTGATATTAAACAGCCAGAAAGAAAAAAAGACTGGCACTCTAATATTAGATTAAACCGTATGTATGAATATTACAACAAATTATACGGTATTTTGTATGAAACATTTTATGATAAGATTTCGTCTTATCTGAAACTTGGCAAAGACAACCACGATAAAGTTTATAATTTAGCGTTAGACCAAGAAAATAAAAAATGCCTTTTGGTGTCTATTAAAGATATGTTGGACACAGGCGAAGTGGTTGCTAGTTCGGAATATAAGGCGATTTATAAGAAAGAAGTTTTGCCAATCGAACAAATCGGTATGGTTGACCCGGCATCTATTGTTTCTGTACGTGAAAACTCCTTTGTCGTTCGTCAAGAAGTCGGTCGTCGCCTTAACTTTGTTCGTATTGACCCGTGCAACTTTGTGTACGACCCCCTGATTACACCTTGCACGGAAGATTTTTACGAATGCGATAAAATTATTAAACAATGGAAAACCCGTCGGGAAATTCTGTCGAACAAGTCGTATGAAATTGACCGTCAGCAGTTTGAAAACACTTTCCCACAACAGACGACTCCAAATATGGAATCTCAAGACGAACAAGATGTTAATAGTGTATATCGTTATAACCAGATAGAAGTCTTGACTATGTTTGGAACGTTTTATATTAACGGGAAGGCGTATGAAAACTATGTGGCCGTTATAATTGGTCGTGCGTTCTTAGCATATTTTGCTCCTAAAGGTATATACACCCCAGATATTTATTATTATCCATTCCACGCAAGGGGAAATGGTGCTCGTGGGGTGTCGCCTTTGTTCTACATAGCAGACCTTTGCAAAGCCGAAGAAGATGCGTTTAACGATACTCGTGATGCTGTTAAATTACAGTTAAACCCAACTCGTTATGCACCTACAGGGTTCTTTGAAGAGAGTGTTGTGAAGCAAGAGCCGGGCAAAATCATTACGTATCGTCTTGGTATGCAAGACCCGAACGCAATTATCAAAGAAGTTATTGATGCCCAGCCTGCTTTACAGTCGTTCCAAGAAACGACCAAACAGTTGGAAAAGGAAATTGCTGGTATTGATAACGGGCAATTGTCTGTAAAGTCTGAAGCTTTGACAGAAGAAGAAGTTAAACGTATTGCTGTTAGCGAATCTTTGATTCCAAATATGATTATTTCGGGCATTATGTTGAACGTTGTTAGCCGTTACTTGAAAGACTGCGTGCAAATGGTTGACGGCGAAGAATTAGACGGCAACGTTGTCAAGACCGCTTGGGAATATGCAAACGAACAATTGCAAATGCAGAATATTGTTGCTTTGATTGAGAAAGTTGGTGCAGCAGACCCAACAATGCCAAAGATTCAAGATACAGCGGCACGTGCATTACAGGCTATGGGTGTAAATCCAGCCGACTACTTGAACGATGGTCGCACACAACAGATTATCCAAACGTTTGGTGGGTTGTCAGACGACGTTATACAACAATTGGCACAAATGGGGCAACAGTTACAAGTTGAACAGAATAATATTGCCAAGGCGTCTAAGATGATGGCACAAATACAAGACGACGAATATCGTAAAGTATTGCGTAAGTCTTGGGAAGAAACAGGTATGATGCCAGAAGCTGTTATGGTTCCAAATGGCGATGCGGTTATGGAAGTTCCAGTTACAAGAGTAACACCAGAAACACAAGTTAAAAACAAAGTATCAACAACGGCGGACTAAAAATGAAATCATATAAAGACTTACTTATTGAAACACTAAACCAACGGCACATTATAGATAATCGACAGATTGTTGATGTCGCTGATATAACAAAGTCGGTGTTGGTTGCATTTGACCGCGCCTGCTCAGAAATGCGAGACATGTATAATTGGATTTGGAATTATAAGGAAGATACTTATGTGACCCAAGCGGGGCGCACTACTTACCCAATGCCATATGGTATTGTTAAAGGATTGGACTTGCAAGATAATGACGGTAATAAATGCACTTTGGATTTTGTTGCAGAATTGACCGCAAAAGACGGTTGTCCGACACAATGGACGCACGATTGGGCAAATGAAGAATTGTTGATTGCCCCTGCCGAAAAAGACGCAAATCATACAATGATAATCAAGTATTATGATAAAAACATTGCGTGTATTGGGGCGCGCACAGATGGTAACTTGTTGCAAACATTTGATTCAACTGGAACACAAGCATCTACCGACAATCAGTTTTTAAATGTGCCAACAAACATTTATGAAGCATATGCAAAATGCGTCACGACATTGGCTCGCGTGTATTTGAATGAGGGCGCGCAACCAAGCGTATTTGAGGCACAAAGACAAGAATTCCAAAACGCATTAAATTCGTTGTTGGAATATGCAAAAACACCATTCTATAAAGCCCAGAGGTTTGAGATATGATGTATAAACTTGAAAATGGAAAATTGATTACACCGCCGACCGTTTGGAAAGGCGTTGTTGGTTATGATAGGGATTTGCAACGATTGACAGCAGACGGTTGGTTACCTTTGATTGTTACTGGCGAAGGTGATGTTGTTGAGTATATACAACACAAAGACCATATTGAAGAAAAACATAGTGTGCCACCGTATGATTATAAAGAATTACGCCGTCAAGCGTATCCGTCATTGGGCGACATGATAGATGCTATTTGCAAAGCCTATGAAGGGAAACCAGACGAATTGAATGCTCTTATGGCACAAAGAAATATAATTAAAACAACAATAAAGAAAGAACCTGATGCCGATTAAAGTAGACCCTTTTATAAACCCTTTCCGCACGCATATTAAACCTGATAATAGTGTGGTGGAAGTTATAATTGTTAATGGTAAAACATACGAAAAGGTGGTGCGGAAACATGGGAACAACTAATGTGAATCTTTTATGGAAAGACTTCAAGGGTATTCGGAAATTGAATACAATAAATTCTGAGGCTGTGTTTGGTGCCGATATTGCCCATGGGGTGCGGTTATCCAAAGAAAAATCAGGACAAAACCGCAGTATAAAATCAGCAGGGTGGTTTAACGAATATACTACGGTTGATGAACCTGTGTTGCGGTTGTTTAGTGCGAATATATCAGAATATGCACAACCCGACCAGTTGATAGCATTTACTAGGGGAGAAAACAATATAAATGCATGGATTATAACCGACAATACTGAGATTGCGAACATAGTCCAAATTGCAAGTTTCCCGTCGTTCAGCGATGTAACCGATGTGTGTATGACGCAGTTTGGCGACCATATGGCGGTCGTTGTTGCATTTGATACAACACAGTTAGGATTTATTACTTATTCTGCATCGGCAATTACAGGCTGGACACCAATGGGGGCAACTGGATTTTATTATCGTTTGGTGCCAATTACAGAAACAACTACAAATACGGCGGTTGATAAAATATCGCGCGTCCGCCCATATCGGTCAAGGTTAGCAATCAACGGACAAACAATATACGACCAACAACACGCCGAAACAATCAACGGGGTGTGGTTTAGTGAAGCGGGAAATCCGACGGTGTTCACATCGTCATATATTTCAAGTGCAACCGATACGAGTGCGTTTTTTGTAGAAACTGGCGAATATGTAAATCAATTGGAAGAATATCATGGTTTGACTGCGTTTTGTCGCAACCGTTCTTATAACATAACTGGCACTAGCCAAAACGACATCAAGGTCGAACCATTGACGGCGAAAGGGGTGTTTGGGAATGCGACATTTACAATCAACGGAAAATGTGCTTATGTGGATTCTTGGTCAAAAAATATATTTACATTGCGCGATAATATAGACGGAACGATTGGATTTGACCAGCCGATTGGTGACGATATTCAGGATTATTTACAAGATGTTGACAATGTTACGGTTGATGTTTTAGGGCGTCGTGTGCGTTTATTAAAATCGAGTGGGCAATCATTGGTTTATGATGTTGATATTGGCGAGTGGGTGGAAGAAAAATTCACAGAAAATTCGCGGGCGGTATCATTCTTGAATCACGAATATTTTTGTGACGGCACTACCACCGTGTATGAAATCACAAATAATTGGGGCGTTGGCGCACAACAAACACCAAATGAAAACGGATATTATTCACATTATCGCACAAATCTTATGTGGTTAGATTCGCAATCGTCGGTCAAAAGTCATTTGTATCCATTTGCTATCGTATTGGAACCGCAAACCAGTAATGATTTTTATATCAAATTTACAACAGACCGCGGGCGTGTGTTTGAGAGCCGTATAGTTCGGGCAGGATTTGCAAATGTAGCAACATATTCGGTTGATGACAATGTGCCTGAAAACGGGTCGCAATTTGTGTCAGACGACGAGGATTTGTCTGGGCGAGTATTCTTTGCTATGCAAGATACAGAATTATTGGTTACGGCAGAACACCCACCATTTTGGCGGTATTTGCAAATCGACATTTACACAACATCGCCAAATCAACAATTTAACATATCGGGGATAGAAGCAAAAAACACTGTGATAAATAATGAGAGCCTCGATTATTAAAGGAAACGCTATGATAACACAATTATATACATTTTCGGTTGGTTCTTATGTGGTGGCGGACGAGTGGAATGCAAATTTTAATACATTGTATAATGTAAATTTGGCGCACGAAGAAGCGATTATTGACGCGCAAAATACGATTGCTTTCCCGAATAGCGATTTGACAACAGTGTTTAATTCGGTGCGTGGTTGGGCAAATTCATTCTTTATCGGTGGGGACACGGTTGTGGTCGCACCACAGTGTGAATATTATAAGACGCTAGCGACAGCCCAAGATTTAGCCATAAATATACCTACGGGATTAAATTCAGAGGCGCGAATTGTTGTTCAATTTTCTGATACCAGACCATTAGCAACCCCGCCGATTGAATTTAATTATTCGGGGACAAAAACAGTAAATACAGGAGATATAACAGAGTACGAAGCGGGCGTATATTTTGTGTTTATTTATGAAACAAATGGTTTGGCGCAAATAAAGATTGTTAAAGGAGCATAAAATGGTAATGAATATATTTCAAGCAGGCAAAGGTATAAATGCAACTAAAATAAATGATAATTTTTCACAGTTGCAAAACCAAACAAATACTAATGAAACTAATATAAATACCATTGCAAACACGGCATTGTTAAAAGATGGGAGCAATCTTACACAAAGTATCGTAAATGATTTTAATGCTTCTGAACCTATTGTTTTAGAGTCTAGCGGGACAATATCTTTGACAGACAACAGAGTACATTATTTGACTTTAACAGCAAATAACAATAACAAAATACAATTGCCAAGTATCTCATCGGATAGTTTTTCACATACAATAGTTTTGATTGTTGCTCCGAGTAATTATTCATTAAATATTGCAGAAGACACTTATGGAACGATTGGTTCGCCAGTATTATTAGATTCTACGTTGACTTATTCTGTCATGTATGTTTATAACAAGATAGATAATCACTGGTATTATACGGTTTCGCAATAAAAAAGGAATACAAAATGCTGTTAAATGGTTTTTTTTGGATAAATCAAAATAATAAGGCATTATTCACGACACCTGGGTTGAATGCAATAACTTTACAATCAGGAAAATACAAGGTTACACTACGTGGTGCTGGTGGTGCCGGTGGCGGTAGTCATATTTATTTGCCATCAAAAAGTGGTCGAGGGGGGCAAGGAAAAATTACAACAGCAATATTTACTTTAACCGACCAAACTGTATTAAATTTTTATGTTGGGAACGGCGGAATTGTTGGAGGCAACGGTGGTCTCGGCGGCACTGGTCAAAATGGTAATAGGTCCCAGTCTGGAGGCGGTGGAGGAGAGCCGACGTATATTTATGTGAACGGAACTTATTATTACGCCAACGGTGGTGGCGGCGGCGGTGGTGCCGGAAGTGGTATGAATGTGCTGGGTGCTAGTGGTGGCGGCGGCGGTGGCGGATATTATCGCTTTTATAATGGTTCTATAATATCGGTTCCAGGAGCAAACGGGGGCAATTATGCTGCGGGTGCTGGCGGAAATGGCAACACCCAAGACTTCCCGTTACTTTATGGACAACATGGTGGAAGTTTTACTTATGGTTCTTGGAATGCCGGTGGTCCTGGTGGCACAGGTGGCGGTGCTGGTGGTGGTGCTGGAACAACCCAAGGAAGTGTTGCCGGGACTGGAGGCGGTGGTGGTGCCGGTGGAGATATGGAATCCGGGGGTGGTACTGGCGGGGCGAATAATAATTCGGGTCAACAAACCCCCACTCATAATGCTGGCTTATATGAACCAATAGATACAACGGCTGAAAATGCTCAGTATGGGGTAATTGGTAATTATGGTTCAAGTGGTGCGGGACAAAACGTCACTGATATAGAAGTTGGGACAGACCCGACAGATGGTGTTAGTGGATTTGTTTTAATTGAACGGGTGGCATAATGCACATTGAATACGCTTT